GCATTCTCTGGTGTTGCTGTTCCTGCTCCGTTGACGTTACCAAATCCAAGTATCTTTCTCTGTCTATAATCTGGTAAGGCAAAAGTTCCAATATTATATGGAAAATCTGAGAATGTAAATGATTTTTGTACGATAATCTCAGGGTGTGAAATCCCTGCTCCAGTAAAATCAATCAAATAATTTGCTGCATTAACAGTAGATATGTCAACTGTATCAGGAAACCCTATCTCATATGTAAACACATTATTGAACTGATAGGGAGAACTAGATGTATCCTCTGTTGGTTCTAGTAATGAATAAAATGTTTCTTGATCAAATACACTAGATGTTCCAAATGCACCAAATGGATTTGTTATTAAATTATTGAATCTAAACACTGCACCATATGGATATGGTCTTTTTACACTTACTTTATTGTTGCTAGAATCCCAGTAAAATTTTAAAAATAACTTATTATTTTGAATAAATGATGCTTGTAATCCGCCAGGTTGGTTTGCTTGAGTCTTTGTAACTGATGCAGAACCACCATATCTATTTTGTATGATACTGTATAACTCTGGGTAGTCACGAATCATCAACTCTTTACCATCACAATACAAATGCTGTGGATATGTATACTCTGGTTCTTGTGATGCTAAGTTAACATCTGCAAACACAGGAAGAACTGTTCCGACAGGAGCATGGTTACCAGTCTTATCGGAATAATAATTAGCGTATGAATTCCTGTATGTTGCCATTTTAATATTTAATTAAAAATTCTTGAACTAAGAATGGTTGTATATAACCATCTGCTTTATTTTGTTCGTTAACATCTATTTGAATTGTAGATGTTATCTCATCAGCAGGGATGTATGTTGGTTGTGTTACAACAAAAAAGTTATGTGGATCCTGTTCAAAAGGCATAAAATGTTTGTGTATACAGTCTCTACCAAACTCTTCAACATCAGTAACTGTATTATTAAGAGCAGCAAAAGCAGGATTATCTGCTTGTGAGTCAAATGGCACCTGAGTTGCTTGGTTTACAAGTGCTGGTGTATAGTTTGCTCCTAATTTTTGATGTGATGGTGGTGCACTACCTGTTGCCTGTTTATAATCATTGTAAGCGTTACAGTTTGAAGGACCTGCGTTACATGTAGGTCCTGTCTTACAAGTCATGGTGCCTTGATATGCCATATTCCCACAAAATCCTGTTGGTGGTGCTGTTCCTTCTTCAAAATACATCGGCCACCCTAACTGAGTACCATTAGTATTACATCCAAACTGATAAAACTGTCCTGTTGGTACACCACTTCCATCTGGATTTAATATAGGAATATCGCCAGGTACAAGACATTGTTTAGTATCTTCATATGTACAACCAAACCAACATCCACCATAATACTCATAGGTTTCTTGAGACGGACCTCCAATCAAGAAAGTAAAGCACTGGTTTGATTTGTTTCTATTAGGCATCAAGGCAGCAACAAATTTAGATGCTGCTGCTGAACATAATGGTTGAACAGTATTGTCTGCCCACGATGATATGCATAATGTAGATTTAGATTTGTATGCATTTCTACCAAACAAACTAAATTCACTCGTAGGTGATGCAGTTCTAGATCTCTTACCATCATGGAAGTGAGCATGTGGTTGGAATGCTGTATGTAATACCTCTGTTTCCTCTGTGTAGTTACCAGTGGATCTGGCAAAACCAGGTTGACCAGTAATCTCTATTGTTTGTGATGGCAAAAAGAAATTACCTTGATACTGTATCTCAAATGTTGTACCTATATTACTACTAACTTCTAATCCTACACCAGCTTTTGTTATCTCTTGTTCTGAATCATTTAATAGATATGTATCCTGATAATCTCCTAAGTTTGCACCAAATGATGTCTTAGTAGATTTTGCACTAAGATCTGGTACTTGAAATTGATTGTCAAGTAATGTTGTGTCTGGTTTCTTATATCTACAATTAGAACCTACACCTAATATAGAAGCAAGTTCTGGAAAATTTTCTGCTAGGTAAACTGAACCATCACATCTCAAATAACCAGCAGGAAGAGTCTGGTAATTTAAAAGATCTGCAGGATCATTTGATGATAATTGATTAGACCAGTTTATAATAGAACCAGTAAGTGTCCCTAATTTTCCTTTTTCTTTTGAATATAATACTGCCATTAGTATGCTCTGATGATATACAATACGACCAAGGATGGTGTGTTTGGATTTATCTGTACACTCAATGCTCTGTCAACATTTATAGGTTCTATGTTTCCAGTAGTCATATTATTTATGAGTATAGTGTTAGGTAAATTCATTTGTCCATTGGTCATTGTTATATCAATGGTAAAATGATTGTGTGATCCTAATGATGGATCAGTAAAAGCATCACCACTATGATTCAATGTGGTAGGATATGGAAAATCTCTACCAACTGCTGTGTCAGGTGCACCATAATAATCATTTGGATCTGTAACTGGAGGAGTTGCACCACCACCTCTTCTTGCTAATGGAACTTGATCTGATGCATAATAGTTTTTCTGTCCTAAGTATGTGCCTGGTGGTGGAAATGGTGCTGTAACTGCTGCTTGCTGCACCTGTGACACACACGAGTTGTTATCTGCATATCCACCAGAACCAGGTACACCAGTTGTTTGTCCATAAGCTGGAATATTTCTATCAATACTTGGCACTAATGGTATGACGTCAGATGATGAACCAAAATGTTTATGACTATCACATGTAACCAATGACGTTGCTGCAGGGTCATATGCTGTCCAAAATACTTCACCCGTCTCAAATCTATCTGCTAATGGTTCTGCATTAGAATAACCAGTATCTGATCCTGTTGACCATTCATTTCCTTGAGTCTCAAAATATCCTGCTTCAAATGTACCTACATAAGCACCACCTAATTCAACAGATGGATATGTAGTACCATCTGCTGGTCTTGGATGCGTATGTGTTGCAGTATGCTCAACACCTAGTTTTCTAGGTATAGTTCTAATAGTATCAAAGTATGATGGTTCTTCAAGAGTAATACCTTTTATTTTTCCTGATAATTCTGCTGCTGGACTTGTTATAAACTCTGCATCAATATATGATAACACATTTGTTAGTGGTTGATTGCCTTCAAATCCGTTTTTAGAAACATATTGACCTATGACACTTAACTCTACACCTGTCAACAAGTTTCCTTCTAGGTCAATTGGAACTGTCTGGTTCAAAGATGGTAAATTAAATACATCGTCGTCATTATAATTTGGATATGAGTTAGATATACCAACAAATGGTTGTCCAGTCTCCACTACAGGACCGTATTCATTGCCTAATATTTGTGCAAGAATAGGATAATCCTTTGCTTTAAGTTGATTACCATTACATACTACCCAACCTTTTGGTATTGCGTCAGAAACCAACGCTGAGTCACTTGTACTACCAGTCCATGGCATAATTGTACCAACTGGACTGGCTTTCTGTGCTTTTATACGGTTGTAACTTGGCATTTATTATACCTCCATTAACCACCAACCCTGTACGCTGGTTGGGATGCCTATTTGATTATTACTATCAATTGCTCCAAGATATATTAATGCAAATCCTGCATTTGGTGTTTGAACTACGAGTTCACCAGATGGATAAGGTGTTATTCTATCTCCAAATAGTGTTCCAAGTGAATCACCCTGTATTGGTGTGCCACTTGTCTCAGGAGTTCTGATGACCAGTGTGGTATCGTACTTCAAGTTACCACCTACATCAATCATTCTTACAACATCACCAGTTTTTGGTGCTGCTGGTAGTGTAACAATTAATGTCTGTGTATTTTGAACATTGACCATGTAAACTATGTTTGCAATCAATGTTAGATCTGCTTCTGGTGATGCTGCTGATAAGTATCTTGTATGTCTTGCACCATTTGATGTGGTGAAGTTCTGTAATCCAAATGCATCAATTGAACGATCTTTCTTGATGGTGTACTCACTACCACCACTGATACCTAGATTCCTTACAGAGAATACATCTTCCTCTGTTGGAGTTGGTGTTGGTACACCTGTAACTGTCAATGTTGTTAGAGCAGTTACGTTACCTAAGTTATCAACTGAGAATGATGGTTCACATGCTAATGATGTGATAACATTCTCTGGGCAAGATGTTGGATATAAGAACAAGTCACCTCTTGCTATCACACCAGCATCCCAGTTAATTAGACCTGAGTGATCTGCATGTCCGTCATCATTAACAAACTGGAATAGTTTTGTCTGTTTGACACTATCGTAGATTACGAAGTTACCACCCTCTAGAGTTAGATTGTCTGTAACAGTTAGACTACCTTCTCTATATGACTTAGCACCATCACCAAGTTGCTCATCCATCTGAGCAATATGGTTCTTACCATATAACCTACCATTTACATTGGTTAATATCTCAACACCAGTAGATGTATTACTAAATCGTAACCACTGTTTGTAATCTAGTTTTGTTTGTGAGATATATCCTCTCTCTAGAATTACAGATAAGTAATCAGTTGGAA